GGCGCTGATAGGGCTGGTAGCGCGTCGTGAGGACGTCCACCGTCTTCTCGACGACACCGAGGCTGGCGTCCAGGGCGGCGAGGTCGCTGGTGCCGGCCTTGAGGAACTGGAAGGCCAGCTCCGCCGTCGCATCCTTGATGCGCTGCGGCACCTCGGTCGTGTCGAAGTAGTCGCCCGTGGGACTGTCAGGGTCGTGCGCCCACTGGCGAGGCCAGGAGAGCGCCTGTGTGTCCGTGACGCGGTAGCCCTCGAACGTCAGATGGGAGACCTCGCGGGTGGCCTCGATCATGGCCGCCTTCTCGGTCTCCGTGCAGGTCGTACCCGAGACGCTCGTCCACGTACTGGCGTTGAGCCGGGTGGCCATGTAGTCCACCTGCTCGGTCTCAGTCAGGAAACTGTTGGCGGTCGCACTCCCCGCCGTCGCTACGATTGTCAGACTCACGGCGTGCCTCGTGACGCTAGGGTGAAGGTGGGGGCCGGGCCTGCGCCCCCACCGTCAGGTCACCGTGAGGTGGTCAGCTTCCGCCGGCGATCTTGGCGGCCAGCTCCGGGCGCACGAGGCCGGCGCCGCAGAGAATGTCGTAGCTGAACACTGTCTGCTTGTACTGCCGCGAGACCTCGAGGCGCAGGCTGATGCCCGACACCGGGTCGGTCTGCGACATGAACATCCCACCCGTGCCCGTGATGCCCGCCAGCGGCCGGGACGCGAAGGCGAAGGCGTCGCGGTGCATGACGAGGTTCGGCGTGTAGTCGCTCAGGGCGTTGACGAAGGTCACCGAGACGCCGGCGGCATCCGTGGTCTTGAGCGGCGGGTAGATGGCCACCGTGCAGGACACCGCGCTGACGACCACGATGGTCGCCGTCACGACGTACTGCTGCGCCTGGCCGTTGATGGTGAAGATGTCGCCCTTCTCGATGTACGAGGTGGCGGTGGCGTTGTAGAGCTGAAGCGTCGAGGTGCCCAGGAGGCCGCTGTTAGTGCCCACGACCCAGGTGATGGCCGAGGCGGCGGGGCCGGGGGAGAAGGTGGGGATGTTCTGGTCCATGAAGAAGTTGAACCCGAACTTTCGCCCAATCTCGCCGTTGATGATGCCGCCCTGGTCGCCGCGCTGGTAGAAGTTGAGCACCTCTCCGTTCGACAGGAGGTTGGCCTCGGCGTCGGGGCCGAGGACCGCGACCCGGTCGGTCATGGGCGCGAGGGACTTGTTGAGCAGCTTGCGGGCCGTGGTGATCATCGTCACGGTGCCGCTGAAGGGGTGCGTGCCCGCGGTGCCGGCGATGTTGAAGATGCCGATGTGCTTGCCCCAGATATAGGCGTCCACGGCGTTGCCGAGCGACTTGATGGCCTCGCTCGCCTGCATCGGGATCATGCCCGTGCTCGCGGAGACCATGTCGTTGTCCGACATCTGGAACGGCGCCTCGTACCACCAGTCGAGCGTCACGGTCGCCGTGGTCGGCGAGCTATCGACGTTCGAGTTCTGCGTGATGCTCGGCGTGATCGCCCGCGCCGCGATGGCCGAGGGGATCGGGACGTTGATGACGTTGCCCTTCTGCTGGGCCAGGGTGTCGTAGGACTTATTGACGAGCTGCGGCAGGATCGCGTTCTGCCGAAGCGCCATCAGCCCCTGAGCCAGGAGCTGGGGCAGGACATTGGTGAGCGTGTTCGCCACAGGTCAAACTCCGCGCAAGGACCGGGGACGCCGGTCAGTGGAGCGGCCTATCGTACTGCGACGGTGCCCTTGGCAATCCCTTCGAGGTTCGCCAGGAACGCCGCGCCGTCGTCGGCCGCGATGACTTTCTGCGATCCCGCGCCACCGGCGACGGACCTGGAGGCACCGCCCCCACTGCTCCCCGACCCCTCGTAGAACTCGGGGTACATCCCCTTCAAGTCTTCGGCCACGAACTTCTCCACGGGAGTGCCGGGCCGGGTCTTCAGCATGGGCTGACCGTCGTCGGTCAGGTCGTACTCGCCCTGCGTCAGCTTGTAGAGGGCGTCGATGCGGTCGGCACGCGCGCCGCTCTTCGCCATCGCGCCCTTCACCTTGTCGTCCAGCTTGAGCCGGCGGTTCTCGGCCTGGAGCGCCTTGGCCTCATCGAGCGTCGGCGCGTACTGCTTGTCCAGGTCCGCGCGCACTTCGGCGCGCAACCGCTCCAGCTCCTGCGACGTGACGCCCGCCTTGTGGGCCTTGAGCGTCTGCTCCAACTCCCCTGCCCGTGCTTCCGCGACCCGCCGCGCTTCCTTGGCCGCCTTCGTCTCGCCGAGCAACTCCTCGTGCTTCCCCTTGATGGCCGCCAACTCGCGGGCCATCTCCTCGATCTCTTCCGGTGTGCGGTCGGCCACTGGCTCTCCGGTGCGGGCACGGCCCGCGTGATGGTGAACGACTATGCGGCGTTGAGCCGCGCAAACTCTCCGAAATGCTGTAAGGCAAAAGCCGGAGCACGTCGAGGACATTCACCGCCTCGCGCCTCCGGCTCCCTAGCCGTCCGATTGTTCCCCGCCCTGCCACTCCAAGCTATTTACTCGCCGCGTCCTGTGGCAAGGGGATAGCGTCAATCGGCGTCATCACGGGCACGCAGCCGACCTCGTAGCTCAGCGGCTTGCCGCCCGGCCCCGGGATGTGGGGCAGGCGCGCCAGGAAGGCGTCGTCCTTGTCCATGAGCGCGTTGGGCAGGGTGTCGCCGACGAGCTGCAGCGTGTCCCCGAGCGCCTTCTTCATGCCCACGAGGTAGGTGGCCGTGATCATCATGTCGGGCTTCGTCGTCCACATCCGGCCATCGACCTCACCCTCCATCGTGATCGCGGTCGCCCCGCTCGCCAGGGCGTGCCCCCCGTCGGCGTGCATGACGACGTCCTCCGTGAGCCAGCGGACATGGTCGGGCGAGCCCTTGACCATGCCCTCGGGCGGGGGCCGGTTGACCTTGAGCGCACAGTCGGCGCCGAGGACCGTGATCTTGGCGGCGCCCATCCAACGGGCCAGCTCGATGCCGCGCGTCGTGGCGTTGAGGCCCGCGCCCACGCGGCAAGTGGCGGCGTAGAGGCCCGAATAGAGCCAGTCCTCGTACTCAATCACGCGCCCGTCCGACACATGGACCGGCGAACCCTGGACGCCCACGAAGTTGTGGAAGAACCGCGTCCGCCGGCCCTTGCTCTGCAGGTACTGCGTCAGGTGCGGGTGGACGCTCGAGGCGAGGAGGTACTCCACGTCGGGCGCCGTCAGCCACTCCTCGAGCATCTGCGGCTGCTGGTCCACCGTGAAACCGTGCGTCACCCGGAGGCCGCGGTCGACGAGATAAGTCAGGGCAGAGTTGCAGCCCCAGACCTGGTCGCCCTGTGCGCAGTATTCCGGCGCCGCCTCGACGAGCGAGGGGCCGGCGCCACAGATGACGATATGCTGGCCGAGGGCGCTGTCCTTCTCGACCACGGCGCTGCACATCGTGGCGTTGCCGAAGATGAAGGCGGGGAAGTGCTGGCGCACGGGGTTGGATAGGACGATCTCGCCGTTGGAGAACGGCTTGGGCTTGGCCTTGGCGAGACGGCCGCGCAGGCTCACGCGACCCCCACGATGTCGAGGCAGCGGCAGTTCCAGTCGCCCTCGCCCGCGTAGGACTGCCCCGTGCTGTAGAGGGCGTCGAAGGGCACCGTCTCTCCCTCCATCTCCACGTGTTCCTCGCGTTCGCGTTCGTCCATGACCCCTTTCCAGGTCTTCGTGAGTTGCTCGCGGGCGACGACACCCTTGGCGGCGGCGTCCTCCCATGCGAGGCGTTGGCCCTGCTTGAGCGCGTCGAGCGTGGCGGTGCGTGCCTGGGTCTCGGCGTTGAGGGCGATCATGCGCCGCCGATAACCCCCAACGATCCGCTCAATGCGCTGCGCCCGCTCGCCCGCGGGAAGCGCCGCGAGGCGCTCGAGGTTGAGGCGTTTGTCGAGGAGGACGCGCCGCGCCGCATCGGTGAATCGTCCCTCGGTCAACTCGCGGCGCAAGTTCTCCACGTAGGTTGCCTGGTTCGGCGCCAAGCCCACGACGCTGCGCAGTCCGCGCGCGATGGTCCGTGGCCCCACGCCCTCGATGAGTCCCCGCTCGATGTGCTGGCGCACCGTCTCCCTCACCTCGGGCGCCAGCCGTTGCATCACGCGGGTATCGAGCGCCCGGATGGCGTCGATGACCTTGGGGTTGAGGACGTCGAAGCCGATGGCCACCGTCCGCAGGGGCGCGGGGACGGGGATGTCGCGGGCGAAGTAACGCGCCGCGTTCTGCGCCTCGCGCTGCAACTCCTGGCGTACCGGGGCGAAGGACGCCCGGAGCGCCTCGTCGCCCAGCTCGCGCTCGAGGAGGGCGGTGATCGTGCCGTCCGTGATGGCGCGGCTGACGGCCGCCTCGGGCAGGCGTGCGATGACGCGGAGCCACGCCTTGAGCAGGGCGCGGGCCATGTCGGGCGTCTCCCACAACGCCCGACGATGTACTCTCAACCAGAAGCGGTCGCTCGGACTCACGTCACCGCGGTCGGCAACGTCTTGGCCGCCGGCGTGTTGTAGTAGAACGACCCGATGCAGTCGCTGGCCGCCGTCAGGTCGTCGGTATTGGCCGTCCAGCCGCTGTCGATGTTCGAGTTGACGGTGATGTGGCCGAGCTTGACCGTGCCCGCCACCGGGGCCGTCAGGGCCGCGATAGCCGCGGCCTCCGTCAGGTAGACCTGGTCGGCCGCCGGCGCCACTGAGGAGAGGGTGCCCGAGGCCGCGATGTTGACGCTCCACGCGCCCCACATCCCCGCCGCGCACGTCGCCACGCCCACGTTGATCGTGTTGGCCGAGGTGAAGGCCACCGTCTCCGTGCCCTTGTAGTAGCAGACGCCGGAGATGCGGAAGATGGTGCCCGCCGTGATGGTGTACTTGATCGGCGTCAGGGACACGGAGACCGTCAGCGTGGCGGTCGTCAGCTTGCCGTCCGTGAGGTAGGTGACGAGGTCGTTGGCCAGTTCCCGCACCTCGTGGATGGACTTGCCGCGCCAGTCCTCGACCTCCGTGTAGAGTCCGCTCGCCGTCGTGATCTTCCACAGCGGCGCCGAGTAGGCTGTCCATCCCGTGATGTTGCTGGACACCGTGCCGGCCGCGTTGCACTCGATGTAGCGTGTCTCGTCGTCCTCCATGTAGATGACGGCGGCGGCGACCGGCTTCAGCACGCCCCCCTGAAGGACATCGCCACCACTGAGGGCGAAGTGGTTGGGGTCGCATCCGTCGGGGACGACGTCGAACCCTCGGGTGTACGCTTGCGTGGACATGGTTCTAGGCTCCCTTCACTGCGGGGTTCGACTGCATGGCCGGGCGTGCCCCCGCCGCTTTCGCATCCAACGACATCTGCAACTCCATCGCCTTCTGGTCCCTGATTGCCGCCTCGTTCGCCATGACTTCGGCGTCTAGCTCGTCGAGGTCGGCGTCCTCGGGCAAGAGACCGCCCTGCTGCATGGCCTCCGTCAGCACGCGCACCGGCAGGCCCGCGTTGCTCACGGCGCCCACATAGGCCGTCAGCATATCGGCCGCCATCGTGAGGTCGCCGAAGTCGGTATTCACCTCGACGCTGCCGCCGTCCTTCTGCCCCAGGTAGCGCGCGGTGAAGTAGAGCGCCCGCTCCAGGCCGTCCTGTAGTCCGCGGGCGTCCGTGGCGAGCTTGCTGTCGGCCGCGCCCTTGTCGATGGACTTGGCCTTCGCGGTCTCGGCGACCCGCTTCTCCGACGCCATCGCCGCGAGGCCCAGCATGGCCATGTCGCTCTTGAGGTCGTCCAGCGCCGCCTTGCACTTGTCGAGCGCGGCCCCGTCGTGGCTCACGTACTCGAGCTTCGAGGCGGGGTCGGCGGCGTTGATGCCGGTGTTCGGGCCGATGGTCGTGTTCGGGAGGTCGAAGCCGGCCGAGAACAGGATAGGCACGCACGTCTTGTGGATCGACGTCGCGTAGTCCGACCACTGCTGGTAGTGCGCGACGTTGAGCCACGCGAGGTCCAGATGTGGAGGCTGACTCTCGAACAGCCCCACGCGCCCCGATGTGGCCACCTCCGCCACCGGGATCTCGTCCTGCGTCGGGTAGGCGCCCTGATCGACCTCGAGGATGTTGTTATTGGGGCCGATCACGAGGAGTTGAAAGCGCACCACGCCCGCGGCCCGCGTGAAGACGCGGTACTGCGTCCGGAGTCGCTCGCCGAACGTGCCGGCCGGGACGAACTGCTCTTCCTTGACCACGAGTTGCGTCAGGACCAGGCGCCCGTTCTCCGTGGTCGTGCGCCAGGACATGAGGTTGTCCTTCTTGAGCGGCACCCAATACGGGCGGGCCTTCGTCGGCCCCTCTTCGGCCCGCGTCTGTGTGCCACCCGTGCGTGGGAACTCGACCAGGATGGCGGCATGGCCGGCGCACCGGGCATCGTTCATCAAGTCGCGGCAGAAGACGGCGCCGTGTGTCCCGGCGTTGTCGATGTTCTCCCAGAGGCCGCCCATCCCCTCCTCATCGCCCCGGATCTCCTGCGGCACGTCGTCCCCGAGTTCGGGGTCTTTGCGGAACACGAAGCCCGTCAGGGACTCGATGGTGTGGCGGAAGACGTTGAGGTAGGCGCTGCGCTGCAGGCGCACGTCGTAGTTCGCCCAATCCTCGCCCGGCGCCTTGGGGAGGTAGGTCACCCCCTGCTCGTGCAGGCGTTCGTTGCCCGCCCACAGGTCGCGGACCAGCGCGAGCGCCGGCCGCTGGGCCTTGGCCGCGGGCGAGAGCGTCGAGGGGAGTTCGTCCTCGGCGTTCTGGATGTTGCCCGGCACGCCGCCGGGGCGCAGGGGACCGTCGCCGGGACGGTTGTAGAAGTTCGTCGGGTCAGTCGTCGGAATGCGAATGCGGATGCCGGTCATGGCTACCTCACAGGCCCAAGGTGGACACGGCGGCGGCACGCCGATGGAGAAGGTTGAAGCGTTGCCAGGTCAGGTAGCCCAGCGCGTCGGTGATGTGGTCCAGCCCGCTCTTCTTGTCGGGCTGGTTGGTGCCGGTATCGGTGTAGACCAGCCCCTCGAGCGCCTTGATGAGCGGGGTACTCGATGGATGGACGCGCACGCGGCGCTGCCCCGCGGCCTCGAGGTTGGCGTTGGTGTTGTTGATGCGGTCGCGCACGGGCGGCGCCGCACGCTGGGCGTCGATCACCATGCCGTAGCGCCGCAGGATGGTGAAGTCCGTCTGTCCCGCCGCGGCGCTCGTCTTGTGCGCGTTGCCCGTGGGGTCGGGGCACACGACGATGGCGCGGTCCCCGAAGCGGTTGCGGAGGTACTGCGCGACCTCTTCGGTATTCGACGTGGGGAGTTCGATGGCGTCCCAGATCAGGAGCTGATCGACGGCCCGTGAGCCCAGGACGAAGGACATGGGGTTGACGTTGAAGTCCATGCCGCACAGGATCTCGCCCCCGTCGTCCTTGGCGTCGGCGTCCAGGTTGCCCTCGGGCCAGGGCCGGCGGGAGAAGGAAGGGTAGACGCGGCCCTCCATCGTCTCGAACGTCGCCAGGAACTCCTGCCGGAACAGGCGCGGGTCCATGTCCCGGCGCGCCTTCTCGATCTCCTCTGGTGTAATCCAGCCGCCCTCCACCGTCGTCGTGAGGTGGCTTGACCACTCCCCCTCGTGGTGCTCCTGCCCCTTGAGGTAGAGGTCGTAGGTCCAGTCGAAGCCGTTGGGCGTCGTGATGAAGAGGGCGCGCGAGCCGGGGCGCTTCGCCATACGGGGCCGCACGGCGCCCTCCCATGCGTAGGCGTCAATCTCCCGGCACTCGTCGAAGACGACGAAGTCCGGGGCGGTGCCCCGGAGGCTGTCGGGATTATCGGCCGAGCACAGGCGGATACGGGAGCCGTTGACGAGGGTCACCTCGAGGCGGGTCTCGTTCTTGTCCTTGATCCACTCTGGCGGCAAAAGGGCCTTGAGCACGAGCCAGGCGGGGTCGAGGGCCATGTCGCGCGTGGGGGCCACGAAGCGAATGTCGTGCCCCGGATGGTCGCCCGCATCGAGGATGCACTCGTTGATGGCGTGGTGCGTCTTGCCCGAACCGGCGCCCGCGACCCACACCCGGAACCGCGTCTTGTCGTCGTAGACCTTCGCGCCCGCGCCCCGCAGGTGGACGGTGTACTCGGGCGCCGCGGTCGTCACTCGCGCACGATCCGCAGGACCGGCAGGTCTCCGACCATTGCATGGCGCTCCACGTAGAAGCCGCCCACCTTGCCGCGCAACTCCTCCGCCTTGATGGCCGCACCGTACTGCTCCGCCCGTTCGGCCTTGTCCCGCAGCGCGGACAGTTTCGCGATGTGATCCTCCACAGTGAGCTTCCACCCCGCCAGCGCAGGCGCTCGCTCCGCCTCAACCGCGCGCCGGATGTCGGGACGCCCCAGAAGACGGCAGCCTTGTTTGCGAGCCCCCTTCTTGCCATAGCCCGCCCGGACGGCGGCCTGGGCGGCGTTGCCGTCTTTGATGTACTCGCGGACGAACTTGAGATGTCGCGGCGTAGTCATGTCCCTCTCAATCTAATTACTCGCCGCTACTCTGCGGAGCGCGCGGCCCGCCACCGCGTCCAGTAGGCCCGCATCGTCGCCGCCATGCGAGCCCTGCGGTCGGGGGTCCACTTAGGGAAGGACTGGAGGGCGATGGGTTCTGCCGCAGTGAGCTCCGCGTCATCCCTTCCCGCGCCGTCTCCGTCTGGGAGGTCTTCGTCGCACGCCCCCTGGAGGGAGCTCCCGTAGCGTCGCGCGCGCACCTCGTCGGCGAAGAGCTCGCAGAGTTCCGTGAATCGTGGATTCACTCCCACCTAGCCACCGCTATCGCGGCCTTGAGGGCGCGGGCGTTGCGTTCGGCGGAGGGGAGGTTGTTCGTCTGGAATTGCAGGAGGCGCGGCTGGAGGGAGTCCGCCACCGGACAGCCCGCCGTGGGCCGCAGATGGGCCAAGGCGGGCTCATCGTACGTGAGCCTCCACGCCGGGTAGGGCGCCTCTCCGCCAAACGCCACGACGCCGCGGGCCAGCGAAAGCGCCAGAGCCGGCGTGTCACAGGCCACCGCGAACGTCCACCAGTCGTGATGCCACCCTGCGGGGACGTGCTGCGGCGTGAGCCACGGGCAGCCCGCGACGGCGTCCCGGTACATCGCCGCGCAGTCGGCGCGCTCGGACAGCAGGAGGTCGGCGTGGCGAAGTTCGGCCAACCCCAGCGCCGCCGTCACGTCGTTCATGCGGTAGTTGTAGCCGATGGAGTGGTGCCGCTCGAACGTGGGCGACTTGAGCGTGGCGGGGTCGATGCGCGGCTGGTCGGCGGAGAGCCGGTAGCCGAGCGACGAGAACTCCCGCGCCCGCTGCGCCAGGTCGGCGTCGTTGGTCACGAGCATCCCGCCCTCGCCCAAGGCGAGGATCTTGGACGCCTGGAAGCTGTAGGACGTGAAGGCCACGCCGCTGTGCTGCCGTAGCGTCTGCGCGGCGTCGTCGACGACCGCGTTGCCGTATGCCTGCCAGGGTCGGGAGAGTCCGTAGAGTGAGACCGGGATGGCGGCAGCAACTTTCGCGCCTCGGTTGTCGCCGAAGTTCATCAACCACGAGGCCCGCGCAACGTCCCAGAACACCGGCACCGCGCCCGCGTGCAGCACCGCAAGCGTCGTACTCGCCATCGTGAGCGGCGGCACAGCCACGCGGTCGCCGGGCTTCACGCCCAAGGCGACGAGCGCCGTGTGCAGGGTCGCGGTGCCGTTGCACAGGGCGATAGCGTAGCGGGCGCCGACGTAGTCGGCGAAGGCGCGCTCAAACGCAGCCACCGTGGCGCCGTTACGCATCGCCCAACTGGCGCCGCGCGGCGTCCATATCCTCCTGCGTGTCGATCGTCCAGACCTGGCCCGCCGGCGCCGGCGGGGGCGGCGTGAACGGGAAGAGGATGCCTGTCAGGTGCTCGCGGGCCGCGCTGTGGCTATGCGCCCAATCCAGCATCGCCAGCGTGAACGCCTCGCAGCTCTGCTCCACGGGCAACCGTTCCCCGAGCGCCACGCGCCGCATCAGGCCCGGCATCTTGAAGGGGTCGTCCGGCGTGACGCGCACGATGATGCTCTCGGGGTGCCAACGATACCGATGCGCGCAGGCGTGGAAGCGCCCCAGCACGTCGTCCTCGGGGCCGTCCCACTCGAAGTGCCGCCCGCCCATCTCGCGCACGACGCGCACGAGGAGTGCGTTCTCCGGGCTGCTGGGCATGGCGACGACGACGTGCTCTTCGCCGAACGCCGCGACGGCCGCCTTCCACGCCCACCAGATCAGCGGCTTGCCGCCCAGGAGCAGGAGCATCTTGCCCGGCAGCCTCGTCGAGCCGATGCGCGCCTGGACGATGGCGAGCGGGCTAACCACCGCGCCTCCGCTTCGTCGGCTTGCGGTCGCGCGGCCGGCGCTTCTTCTTGCCGAACGTGCGCGCGTAGCCCTCGTCGTAGGCGCGCGAGGGCGTCTTCGTGCGGATGCCCCCGTACTGCGAGGGCAGGGGCTCCGGATACAGGCGGTCAGGACGGTCGGTGTCTCTCATGGCTCGGCCTCCAGTAGCTTCAACGCCACCCGGTCGGCCACGATGTCGAGCACGGTGAGTTCCACCTCGATGCGCGCGTTCACGAGTTGGTTCGGCCGGAGCTTGATGGATAGCGAGGTGACGCCACGCAGGGGAAACCAGGAACCGTCGCGCTGGCAAAACTCGATGGTCAGGTCGTCAGAACAGAGGAGGGGCCGACCTCTCCCCACAACGCGGAGAAACCCGACGTGTTCGCAGACGTCTACCATGTCGCTACGCCCCACCTTGGCGTGATGTGCAGATGGCGGTGGATCTCGAAGCGGTAGCCGTTCTCAGCGGAGACTCCGCCCACGTAGACGCGCTGCTTCCGGTGGTCGGTGTCCTTGCACCAGAGGTACTGCTGCCAGATCGTCGCCTGCGGGTACACGATCCAGAGTTGGGCCAGGAGCGCGGCGCGCGGCAGGTCGTGCCCGTTGGGGCATGGCGCCTCCACGAAGTCCGGGAGCCGTATC